GCCGACGTGGTTGCCAAGTACCTCTACAAGGGGGCCAAGGTAACCGTGGTTGGATCTGGCAAGCTCCGCACCTACGAGAAAAAGGACGGCAGCGAAGGCAGTTCTTTGGAGCTGCGCGTGTCTGACTTCACGCTGCCTGCTAAGGCCGATGCTCCTGGCGAAGGTCAGAGCAAGTCAAACTTCGACTTCTGATAATCGGGGCAGCAGTAGAAGGCCGACCACCGTCGAGTTCGGAGTCCGTTACTGATCTGTGTAAGTCCCCGCTTTTTTATGAGTACACCAACCATCGAACAGGTCAAAAAAGACGGCGCATTGTTGTGGCGAGTCCACCATGCGGGCATGACAAGGGAGTTCCGTGAAGATTGGCGCGCGCGCTGGCATTACGAGCAGTGCATCAGGCTGAGCCGCACCAAGAAAACAGGCAAATCTGGCTAAGCCCTTGCTAATGGTATACCGTCTGTGTATATTGGAGAGGTCAAGGGGAGACCCACCTCAACCGCATCATGCAAATCACTCTCAACGCCGCCCGCAAAATCCTTACTGACCTTGGATACGAGGTGGTTGCCTTCAACTCTGTCCGCGAAGGCCGCATCTATCACGCTGAGCGTCGCGAGCTTGCCAAACGCTATGACCTGCCAGCTGGTGACTGGTTTGATCTTGCTGGCCTCAAAGCTTTCTGCCTCAAGGCTGTAGGCACTGCTGGCTGCACTGCCCTTCCAACCCTTTGATCAGCTGGGCAGCATCGCCTGATCTAACGAGGCGATGTGCCCGACAGCTTGCTGGATCAGTTTGCTTTGGTGCCAGCCCTGGCGGGTAAGCACCGCGCACAGGCTGCGTAACTTTTCTAAGTCATCGCAGCTGTGAATCTCCCGTACCGTCGCCTCCAGGTAAAGCTCATCTTCGAGCGTCTGCTCGATGATCATCCACTCCATGGGAGCCGCGCAGCTGCTTACGCTATAGCGGGAACAATCAAGCGACGCTAGGCATAACCGTTACATGATTGTTGTAATGGCCCGTGAGGCGATAGCTCTTCATCGGCACCTCTGACATCTGATGAAAGACCATCTGCCCAATCTTCAGCCCTGGGTACAGAGGCAGAGAATGATGCAAACGGTTGTTCTTTAACTCGACGGTCAATTTTGAATTTGACCATCCTGGATCAGCAAAACCAGCGAAAGCGTGATCGTAGCCTTCTCTCGCGCGTGAGCTTTTGAGTAGAAAAGTGCTGCAGAGGTCGTCAGGCAGGTTGAACAGCTCAAGTGTTTCAGCCAAGCAAAACTCGCCGGGGTGAAGCTTGAACGGGTCATCTTCTGTCCGGTGCGAAATGTCTACACGCACAAGCTCGGGGCCATAGATGCTCTCGACCATCAGGTGGTCACCAAGCAACACATCCAGTGATGCCGGATTGACTAGCTCCTCATTGAACGGGACGACCATTTGGCTTTTTTTGCATCTAGCGATGATCTCCCAGTCACACAGAACCGCCATTCGCTGTTGTTAAAGGTGCAACCTAGTTTGCCTCGACAAATATGGCCCAGCCGCTTCTGGGGCCATCAACTTGCCAACGTTGATGAAACGCCGCTTGGCGCACACTGACGCGATAACCAGAGAGTGCCGGGTTGTGCATGCCCCTTTCAATATCTGGCAGGCCAGCCGGATCGCTCATTAGCCAACTCGCGTCTTCGCCATACCGGGACTGGTACCCATGCACCACGCTCCAGTGGCCGCAAGTTGCGCTCCCACACATCGGCGGCTCACCGCGCAGCATGTCGCCCCGGTGATACCAGCCAAGAATCGGCGGGATGCCAGCGTCAATCGCCTCCATCACGTCTTCTGCATCGGCATTGTCAACAAAGCGAACCTGTAAGCCCAAGCTGGTCAGCGCCTGGACGTGAGCAAACACAGAGGTGGTGTCGCCGTATTCCTCTCTAACTCGCTCGTACTCCTCTTGGGTGGCAACTTTTTTGTAATAGGCGGCCACCATGGCTGCCGCGCTCGTGAAGCACTTGCGTTCACCGCCCGGCAAATCAAGCTGTCGAAAATAACGAGGCAAGAAAACCTCCTGGTCAATGCCACTCGCTTTCCAAGCCTGAAACCATTCCGCGTCTTCCTGCAGCAACTCAGCAGGCATAGCCTCCTCTAGCTGTTTGATGGCAGCCATGCGATGCGGCACGTCCGGCCTATACCAATCAAAGAACGGCAGCAGACTCAGCACGCCGGTCACCGTCAAAGCTGGCCCGATCTTGCTTGATCGCAGCTGGCTATGCCAGAGCTGTATCCAGCGATAAACACGACCATTGTGGTGCAGAGCAACAACATGACCGCGCCTCCAGCAACGAACCAACCAGTTGCGGAGAATGCGGACAGCTTCATTTCTCAACTCTTGGCCCCAAGAGGTTCTTGCTGACGTAGTCGCAGATCTGGTCGTCGATTGTATTGTCCGTCGTCTTGGAATAGGCGCGGAGAAGATCTAAAACCAAACGTTTCACAGCGGTTGATTTCAGAAAAGCCATCAAGATCGGCTTGATGATCAAAACCATGGGACTGCTTTGAACTTCAGCAATACCCTAGTTCCGATTGCTGTGGCCTTCCAGTCGTGCCACTGACTGCTCCAGATTGGCTAGTCGAGCAAAGATCTCTTGATCGCGAGTTCTGATGTCTGCGTGGAGAACATCGAGCCGACTGGCTAAGTTATCGACGGCGGTGGTTAGTCGTATTAACGAGTCCCGCCCCTGCTGGCTTTGACGGTTCATGCCGGTCAGCCCAGCAGACGCGACACCGACAGAGGCCCCAGCGACAGCAGCCCAAACTTCAACCACCATTCGACCCCTAGCGTCAAACCATCATGGCAGAAACCAAGGAGACGAAGTCAGAGGAGCAGGAAGACCACGGCAACGGTTGGCTTGGCGACTTTGTACGCCTGACCATCATGATCTGGGCAATGGGTGTGATCACCGCCAACTACCTGGGCATGTTCAAGCAGTCAATCGACGTAACTTTTTCGGCGAGCCTGCTCTCCTCAACCGCAGCCAGTTATGGCCTGTCGGTAGGCCGTAACGGTCAAAAGAAGAAAGAAGAGAAGAGCGTTATCGTTGAGAAAGATTCCAAGGCTGGCATCAAATGATCCGCTCATTTTTGGTATTGGGTGTCACATTGGCAGCCGCTTTGCCTGCTCAGGCTGATCTGCAGCACCGGCTGAGTAGTTCGGTGCAGATCGACGTTGGCGCTGCGTCAACCCGCGCTGTTCGTTTGTCAAACAGCTACAGCATCAGCGGTAGCGGAATTGATACCAGTGTCACCGCAGGCGGGTCAACTACAAGTGATGCTCTTGGAGGGCTTGGAGCGGCTACCAATGGTGTCAATGCCATCACGGTCCCAGACGTAACTCAAAAAACCGCTGGCAGCGCGTTTACATACAGCGTCGGTTACTCAGCTGGAGATACTGTGCCCACGTCAGCCCCGACTGTTGGCGAGGTGCCCGCCTTCGGCGATGTGACATCCACGGCGGGCGGCACCGTGGGCAACGCTGCAGCGACCATAAATACGAGCGGGGCCGTAACTTTGGCCCCTGGCGGAGCTAACACCAGCGTTACCGGACAGGTGATCTCTGAGATCAATATGCGATGAGCAAAGTTCTGTTGATGCTGCTGTTGTTGGCATCTCCAGCAGCTGCAGTGCCTGTGGTTCCGTCATTCTCAACTGGCCTGGTCACCAGTCGGACCGAGTCGAAATCGGTCATAAAGGAGAAAATAATTTCAGAGTCATATAGGACAGGCTTTGAGTACATGGTGGGAGGGCAAGGCGTTAAACCCTCGTCAGGCGTTGTGAGTCCTCCAGCAACAAATAAGGCGCTTAGCTTTTCTGGCCGCAGCAGCTGGGTTCAGGAAGTACCGGGCGCAGCGTTTCAGTTCAGCGAGGCATATTCAGGACCGGGGATGATTGAAAAGGTGATTGTGGACAGGGAAACTGTGATTGAATCCGTCGTTGACTCAACCAGCACGTTTAGCCAATGAGAGGCAAGCTTCTCGCGCTTTTGCTGAGCTTCACGCATAGTGCGCCTGCA